TCAGGATTCTGCATAGCTAGACCAAGAAGTGCAATCACATCTTGTGCTTTAAATGATATATCAGAATCAATAAAAATCATATGTGTACAATCACTTCGAAGAAACTCGTCAACACAATAGTTTCGAGCGCGTGTTAC